AGGCCACGCAATGGATTAGCCAAACGCAGAGCAACGAACGTAGGATCGTAAGCAGTACGGCCACCTTTGCCATCGCCGCCGCCAGTAAGGGCCGAGGCTTCGCGCAAATACGCATCGTATTGACTTCATCAGCAAACATCTTCAATTCTTTTTCTACACGGTTGTTAGCTTTGTAGAACTGAGTCAGTTGTTCGCGCACATTACGGTTGACATCACCACGAATGGTTTTGGCCGGTGCTTGAATGATTGCGGGTGCTTGCACAGAAGCAACTTTAGCTTCCAGGGCAGCAATTTTCTCTTGCATTTCTACCTTTGCGGCTTCAACAGCAGCAATAGATTTTGCTTCGGTGGCGCTGATCTTTTCGGCTTGAGCCGCTTCGATTGCGTCCAGTTTTTCAATGATTTCTTTAGACATAATTAACCTTTCAGTCGTTTATCGAGAGTTTTAAGAAGTTCGCGTTGCTCAAGAGCCGCGAGAATTTCCGCTTTGGTTGCCTCCGCATCAGAATCACTCAGAATTGGTGCAGTTTCAACAGGCACTACAACAGCGTCACGCTGCTCAAGCACCTTTTTGAAAGTAGATGCAGCGGCAACCGCATCACTCTTGGATAGTCCTGCATCACGCAAGGCTTGCTCCAAAATCTTTAAATCGGCAGAGCCATCAGGCCGAAAAAACTCCAGCTTGTTGACATTTGCCTCGGGGTTGTTGGGATACATCACGATAGATACCTCACGCAATCCACCTTTAGTGATTTGGAAATATGCCTCATCGGATTGATCGGGTTCGCCATCGGCATTAACCATTTGATAATCTTCGGCATAAGCGCCAACAGAAACACCGCCAAACATTTGCGGGGATTCCTGCATTACGGTGTAAATATCTTTTCCGGCAGTAGTATTCATGTAAATACGTCCTTGCGCCGTCATGCCGGAATCATCCATTTCAAAGGATGTCCACTCGCCAACCGGCATTGCGTCCGATTGGTGATTTAAAAACATGGGAAGTGGTTTGCCGCCTTTAGCAAAAGATTCGGCCCAATCCATAAAGCCTTCTGGCTGATAATTAAAACGCCTACCATCTGCACCCTCACGGGCTCCCCAGGTAGTAACAGTAGCTTCAATCTTGCCGGTATTGCCCGATTTCTCTACGATTAAACGGGCTTCGCACAGCATTTTTAAATTTTGAGTCATTGATTACCTCATCGACTTTTGTTAAATCAATGTCGTATATTGTAGGTAATTCTAGCGCACTTACCCGCTTTTTGGGCTTATTATACTTTTTCTGTAGTGCAAGCAATTGGGCTAAGTCTATCATTTCTTGCCAATATTCATCTTTTTTGTTTGATTACCGCCGCCGCCGCCGGTATCTTGGGGGGAAGTTCCCGCAATCGGTTCCACGGGATTAGTATCCTTCAATTCGTCCGCGCCGTCAATTTGGGGCATTCCAAGGTACTCTCGGGCCTCATTTGGCGTCATTATTCCAGCGGTAACCCCTGCGGTAGCAAAATTCATTTGATCCAGCGGAGCGCCTTTTAGGAAGTTGCAAGTATCAAACTCAATTGCTAGGTTGGGATAACCCTGGAACAAATGTTGCTTGAGTTTCTGCTGAACATTAACCAAAGTCGGGTACATGGTGGATTTGTAAAACTCATCCAACAGGGTTTGGGTATTATTGAATTTTCCTTCCCCGCCCACCGATAGCATTTGATGCGGTACGCCAAACAAAGCGCAAATCCGCTTCATGGTTTGATCTTTTAAGGCGGCGGCATTTGTATCTTGCAGGGTAAGCATATTTAAAGGCGTGTATTTCATGCCCTGATCTAACAACATACCCTGTCCAGGCTTACTAGGATCGGATTGGCGGCTTCCCACCATTGAACTCCATGCTTCCTTCAGACGGGCGGCAATTTCTTTGTATTTGGCATCTGCAATCACTTGCTCGGTGGTAAACATACCCGAGGGCTTTGCGCCGTTTTGCATTACATAATTAGCGTACAAGTCAATGTCCTGATCCAACGACACCAATTCAGCAGCCAAAATACCTTTGTTAAAACCAGCAGAACCTTGCCAGTTCATATCCTTGCAATGCATCACTTGATGGGACGCAAGCGGCTCATCCCGCGAAAATCCATAGCTTGGGGTAGATAAGCGGTAAGACGGATAGCGGGTAGGCGTGATGGTTACGGCGATAAGCGTAGAGTCCAGCAGGTACATCTCCAGCGGGGTATCCATGCTGTTCTTCTGATCTTTGCGCCACCATAAGGTAAACGCTTCGCCCGAAAGCTCATACCACATAAGCCATTGATACCAAAACTCATAGGTGGATTGGAAGTTATTTGGTTGCGCCAATAAATTAGCAACTTGTTTGGCTTTTGCCTTATCCCGAGCCCCCACCAATTCAGATTTGATTGCATCGACATATGTCCCATCGTCCGCTTTGCTTACTACTTTAATTGGGAGTTGGGATAGCGCTCTGGCTTTAAGCGCCACGCACGAAATAATGGTGGAATTGCGCGTCAACAGCGACATATCCACTGGACGGCCAGCATTATTTGTCGAACTGGTGGTGACGTACAGAATCTGAGTATTTACATTCGGATTCTTGTTGTCGCCTTGGTAAACAATGTTATTACCAAGCGCAGTTTGTCCGAAAAGCGTATTGCTTTCCTTAACGTCTTTTCGTTTGAAAATATCAAGAAGTGCCATGTTTACGCTCCATTTTCGTGGGATTTTACCACTCTAATGATCTAAAACCATACGATTCACTGACAAAAACATTGTCCAAATGGCAATGCAGGGCCATTATCATGGAGATAATCCCGTCCACCTTGGCGCTAGGATCAGCTTCATTTTTACGCACTTTAACATTGGAATTGACATCTACAAACACTTCGCAATTGGAAAGTTGCCACCCAATAAAAGGATTTCCATCATGTTTAATGGCTTTTTTCTGAATCAATTGTTCCGCAGTTTTGGATGGGTTAGACAATACCGCCATACCTTGGCCCACCTTCTTTACGGGTAAACCCGCACCATAAAGGTTAGCCACAAGGGAGGCGGCGTTATAAGGATCAAACCCTATTTCCTTTACATCATAGTCTATGCATTGTTGTTTTATATAGGATTCTATTTCTGGAAAGTCGGTAACATTGCCTTGGGTTAACCGCAAAATACCGCTTTCAATGGCTTGCAAATAAATGCTTTTGTAATGATTAGGTATAAACCCTAATGCTTGTTCCGGCAGGAAAAATTGAAACTTAGCGTAAAAATTTTCTTCCGAATAACGATGCAAAGTGCAAATGGCGTTTAAGTCGCGGGAATGCGCTAAGTCAAATGCCATAAATGTGGATTCGGGTTTGTTTTCCGGCATTTTGTCTACCGATTCGTCCCAATACCGCCTGTCTATCCACGCTGAATTGGCGCTGACATAGATGTTTAATTGCTTACAAAGAAACTCATTAAGGCTGGCTGGCTTTGCGTTTGCTTCCTCTGCCATGTGTGCAATATGCTCACGGGTGACAGACACTCCCAGCATGGGATTGGCCTTACCCCACACCTCTGGATTGCTCCATTCATCGCCTGGATCAATGCTATAACAAAGCCCAAACCACCGATTGTTGTCGCCGGACGCGCCGCGAATCATGTTCTTAAAGTGGGTTAAATCCTCAAAGAACTTGGTTTCCTTGGTAAAACTAGCGGTAGTCAAATACATTCGCAAAGGATTTTTCCGAGCGCCCATACCCGAATGCAGCACCTCAATTGACTGCCTATCCACAATCTGCGCCGCCTCATCAATCATGGCACAAGACGGGTTTTTGCCATCACCGGATTTGCGGTTATCGCGGGAAAGCGCCCGATAGGTACTTGTACTATCCCCCGTCTTTTTCAGTTCGCTGCGGTAAATAATGAACTTTGCCGCCAATTCGGATTTCATGTTTTCCACAATGGCTTTGGAAGAATCAAAGCAAATAGACGCTTGTTCGCGGTTTGTGGCCAAAGTAAAGACTTCGGGGCCGGCATCGCCAAACTGTAGTTCGTAGAGCGCAATGATAGACGCAATAGTTGTTTTGCCAGACTTTCGTGGAACAAACAGGATTACATCGGTTGTCCACCGGATGTTTACATCCCGCCTATCCCGAAAGCCATAAATAGCCGCCAAGAACAATACTTGGAACGGCTGGAGCGCAATTGACTTACCGGCATCCGGCCCTTTAACGTGCTTGCAGAAACTGACAAACTTTAGGATATGTTCCGCTTTGGCGGGGATAAATTCGTATGGCGCATCTTTGCGCTCCACCATATCCAAAAACCGTTGACAGGCTAACCGGACATCCTCACAGGCAAGTATGTCCCCGCGAACTACGCTAGTTGCGTACTCAAATGCGGGGTTAAGCAGAGGCGAATAACTCATCTACGTCCGATGTCTTGTTGGATTTCTTAGGCCGGCCACGGGCAACCAGGGCCAGTTCCGCAAGTATCTTAATGGCTTTATCTAAGCATTCAGTGCGAATCTTGTAGTGCGGACTAGGCGCATCACCCGATGGGTAATGGTAAGTTGGCCCCGACTTCAACAAGTCCAAGTGGCTTTCCAAAAGGGTTTCCATCACCATCACCAGCGCACCAATCAAAAGTTCGTCAGCGGCAGTAATGTTGCCGGTGGAATTTTCCACATCATTGCGTATGGCCGTTTCAAAAGCAACCGCATTCCATGTTTTTGGTTCGCGGATAAAGCCAATTATTTGCCGTGGGGGTGTTTTCATATTGTGCCTGTGGATAACTTGTGAGTAATAGGGGTGCTGAAAATGCGTTTATACGAATTTAAGTGCGCGCTTGCTTTTCTATAGAACCAAAAGTTTTAAGTTTCTCGACATTTTGGGGCGTTTTATGCGGTTTTTTGTCGCATTTTAGCAACAAGCATCTAAATTCTCGGGTGCTGTGTGCAACCTGTGCATAACTAGGGAGTAGTCATGCTTTGTATACGTTATCACCTCACCCTGTGCATAGTGATCGTACTTACCCTGCTTTTCTTGTCCTGTTTTATAGCTATGGCATGACTTGCATAGGGATTGGAATAGGTTACGGATGAATGCTTGCTTGCCTATATGCTTCCACGGGAACACATGATCTACATGGACACCAGATGCTA